ATCCTGCATGCTGTGCGCGCGCGTACGGCCGTCAACCGTCGGATTCGTGGCACATGGCACCGCGTCGACTAAGGCGCGCGCAGCTGTCCGCGCTATGGCGCCGGTGCTCGGCTCGGATGGCACCATTCGAATGGTGCCCGCGTGAGCACGTGCACGTATTGCAAGGCAACCGATACCGTGCTCGGCGCGGCGAATGATGCCGGGCACCGCGCGTGCGCGGACATCCTGGCATGCATCACGCGCGCAGCTGGCCAGGATCGGCCGGTATGCCATCCCGCGTGCTCGCGGTGCTATGGCGACCTAGCGACGGACCATCCGACGGACCATGCATGCGATTGCGATGCATGCATGCCACAGCTGCCAGCGGATCACCGATGGTCGGATTCGTGCGCATGCGCCATGTGTGCCGAATGATCGCGGCAGCTGCCATTGCGCTACAGCTGGCGCGCCTGCTAGCGCACATGGTCGCAACCATCCGAGGATGCGCGTATAACGATTCGCCAGGCGCGCGCAACCGTCGCTAGCGCACCGCCACACACACGGCCCCTGCCATCCTGGCAGGGGCCGTTTCCGTTATGTGTCGGGGGCCGTTGCGCGCCATGGCCAGGCGCGCCTATGCGCCATTCTGCGCGCCTGCTATGCCCGACACCATGTGCCGATACCAGGCCTGCCGATAGCGCGCCTGTACGGCCCCTCTAGCAGGCGCGTACGCGCAGCTGCCCGACACATACGGGCATGCATGGCCAGGCGCGCGCACACATGGCCAGGCCTGCCAGCTGCGCGCATGCGTGCTCGCAGCTGTCGGGGGCCGTTATCCCGATGCATACGGGCATGCATAGCACCGTGCATAGAATGGTTCCCTAGCTATGTGCGCACGTGCGTGCGCACGCACCATGCATAGAGTGGCGTGAGAGTGCATAAACGAGCGGATTCTTCCCAACCGCGACCCGCTGACGACCACCGCCAGCCGAATTCAGACCTGAGCGAACGGTGAGCCCCCGGCAAGCCCCCGATTCTGAGCCGGAAGCGGCCGAATCGGCGCCCGTCGCGACGGCAATCCCCCGAGGGCGACGGACCAGGGTCGAGGGGTTCGCCCCACCCGACTCCGATGTCTTCAGCCGCTACTCGCATGGCTCGCGGGCCGAGCGTGCCATCCGCTTCATCGAGGGCGAGTGCCGGGTGCCCAAGGGTCGCGGGATGGGGAAGCTCTACCGGCTGCGACCGTATCACAAGCGGGCGATCCGCAAGTTACTGGCCAAGGGTGTGATCAGCGGGATCCTGTCCTGCCCGCGCGGCTGGGGCAAGACGGGCCTCATCGCGGCCCTCCTGGTCTGGGCGCTGTTCGACCGCGAGGGCGCCCAGGTGCTCGCGGTGTCGACGGCCAAGCGCACCGCCCGCCTGTCGTACGACCGGGCCGTGCGGATCATCGAGTTGAACCCCAGGCTCTCCGCGCAATGCCTGGTGTTCCACAACGCGGCCGATCCCTACACCTGGCAGCCGCACCGCAACAGCTTCATGTACCCGCTCCCGGCCGACGAGTCGAGCACCGTGGGCATGGACCCGACCTTCGTGATCATCGATGAGGTCGGCTACGTGCCCATGTCGGTCTACACCACGATGCTGAGCTCCATGGGCAAGTCGGAGGAGACCCTGGCCATCGCCATCGGCACGCCGGGCCTGGGCACGGTCGAGAAGGACGGCAGCCCCAACATCATGTGGCAGCTGCGCGAGATGGCTCGCTCCGAGAACCCGCCGCCGGGGCTCGCCTACGTCGAGTACAGCGCCGACCTGGAAGCGGATGTCAACGACCGCAAGCAATGGAAGAAGGCGAACCCCGGCATCGGCGACCTCATCGACTGGGAGTCGGTCGCCCTCGACGCCGCCACCCTGCCGCCCAGCGTGTTCCGGCAGATGCGCCTGGGCATGTGGACGACCAGGGAGCGCCAATGGGTCTCGCCCGAGCTCTGGGACGCCCTGCCGATCATCCCCGGCGTGCCCGACGACGGCGCCACCATCGTCCTGGGCTTCGACGGCAGCGTGAGCGGCGACGGCACGGCCCTCATGGGCTACGAGCTATCGACCAGCCGCTTGTTCGTGGTCGGCTGGTGGCAGCGGCCCGCGAACGGGGGCTGGGACTGGAAGGTGCCGCGCTCCGAGGTGATCGGCCGCGTCGAGCAGGCCTTCAACACCTGGAACGTGGTGTTCATGTACATGGACCCGCCCTACTGGCGCGAGGAGATGGAGAAGTGGCAGGAGGAGCTAGGCGCCGAGCGGGTGATCGAGTACCCGACGTTCGCCCGAGCTCGCATGGCCGTCGCCACCGACCGGCTCTACACCGCGATCAAGAAGGTCGAGGTGGCCTGGGACGGCACCCCTGAGCTACGCGGCCACGTCATGTCGGCCGTCGCCGAGCGGACGCCCATGGGTGACGTGGTCCGCAAGGACGCCCGCCACCCGATGCTGATCGACCTGGCCGTCGCCTCGATCCTGGCCTACGAGGCCGGTGCGGCCGCCGAGAACGCCCCCGTGCCAGCGATCTACTGATGACCATCCGGCCCTGCATGGTCTGCGGCGCGCACGTCGTCATCCGCTCCCGGCACGACAAGCCGCGCTGCGCGCTGCACCGCTACCCCGAGAAGCGGATCCGTTCGGGCATGAAGGCAGCTGCCGCGCGGGTGGTCCGTGGGGCGGCCTGTGTGCGCTGCGGCGCCCCCGCGACCGAGGCCGACCACGTGGTCCCGCTCAGCCTGGGCGGCGACCCAGGCCTCATGCAGCCCCTCTGCCGCGCCTGCCACCGGGCCAAGACTGCATCGATGTAGCATCCTCGAGCTCGCCGGCGTGGTAGGAATTGGTAGGTCGACTTGCATCCATGTGGCAATATCGCGCCATGGGATGGATGGACCGCATCATGGGGCGCCCCGAGGCGATTGAGGAGCGAGCGGAAGTACCGAGCGGCATCCTGCCGACTCTGACCGGCCTGCCCGACGGGTTCACGGGCCAGTACATCGATGCGCTGATCGCAGCTGGCGGGATCACCAACGACGACCTCATGTCGATCCCGGCCGTCAACCGAGCCGTCACGTTCCTGACCTCCGCAGCTGCGGCGATGCCGCCGGTGGCGTATCGCTACGGGCTGCCGATGGACGATCAGCCCAGGCTGATGACCCAGCCCTCGCCGATCCAGCCGCGCGAGGAGTTCATCGCCCAGACCGTCGACTCGATGATCGAGTACCGCGAGGCGTTCTGGTGGGTGCCGCCCGAGCTCCGTGACTACGACGGCAACCCGACCGGCGTGCTGCTCATCCAGGATCCCGACGCGGTCGACATCGAGTGGGACGAGGGCCACATCCGGCCCGTCTACCGCTGGCGCGGGCGGCTGATGAAGACCAACGCCGGGCGGGACACCGACTTCGTCCACATCCCGCTCAACCGGCGGGTGGGCGCCCTGCACGGGCACTCCTGGCTGGACGACTGCCGCAACATCTTCGCCAGCTACCTCCTGGCCGACAAGTACTCCAGCGACTTCTTCGTGAGCGCGGCGATCCCGTCGGGCGTCCTCAAGGTGCCGGTCAAGATCAGCCCCAACGAGGCCAAGGCCCTCAAGGATCAGTTCATCGAGGGCCAGAAGACCAGGACCCCGGCGGTCCTGTCGGGCGGCATCGACTACGCGGCGACCCAGACCAACCCCTACGAGGCGCAGCTGAACGAGACCCGGCGCTGGATCGTGTCGGAGGTCGCGCGGGCGTCGGGGGTGTCGGCCTCGATCCTCCTGGTCGAGATGCAGGGCGCCTTCGACGTGTACACGAACCTGGAAGCGGTCTACGAGGAAGCGGCCCGCTCGACGCTGTTCCCGCAGTACCTCAACAAGATCGAGGGCGCGTTCTCCGCGCTGCTGCCCAGGACGATCACCGTCCGCTTCGACTCCAGCGAGCTCCTGCGGCTGTCCGAGAAGGAGCGGTGGGAGGTCTACACCATGCAGAGCGCGCTGGGGGCGACCGATCCCGAGGAGATCCGACGCAAGGAGGGCATGGGGCCGCTTGGCTCCTCCATGCCGACCCCAGCCTTCCAGCCCACCCCGATGCTCGACGCACCGGATCTTGGGGAGGTGCCCGTTGCCTGACGACGACATCACGCTCGACATCGAGGAGGCCCTCCTGGAGCGCGGCTCTGGGGAGCGCCAGATCGATCTCCGCATCGTCCCCTGGGACGTGCCTGGCAAGACCCAGGGCGGCCCCGAGGTGTTCCGGCGCGGAGCATTCGCCGACGTGGACCCCACGCGGGTCACCGTCGAGGCATACCGGCACGGTGGCCCGCTCGTCGGGCGCGGGGAGCGGATCGAGGAGCGCGAGGATGGCGCCTACCTCGTCACCCGCATCTCCGAGGTCCCTGATGGGGACACCCTGCTCACCCTCGCCGCCGACCGCGTCCTCCAGGACGCGAGCGTCGTGTTTAGGCCCCTGCCGGGAGGGAGTCGACGGCTCTCCGACGGCACCATCGAGCGGTCCCGCGTCGATCTGCGCCGGGTCGCCATCCTGGAGCGCGGGGCCTACCCCGGCGCGTCCGTCATCGCAGTTCGTTCGGAGGATGCCACCGTGCCTGAGATCACCGCAGACGCCCCGCTGACGGAGGCGCAGTTCCGCGCCATCGCCCGCGAGATCATGCTCGACGCCATTCCGGCGCCGGTCCTCAACGTCCCGGCCCCCGAGCCGGTCGAGGTCCGCTCCCTCCCGGCGACCTTCGCCGAGTGGTACAGCGCGGTCTACGAGGACGGCGACACCGAGCTCGCCCGCGCGGCCCTGGTCGACCACGTGACCGGCGACGTGCCCGAGATCGTGCGCCCGGCCTGGCTCTCGCAGATCATCGGCTTCATGGCCCAGGCCCGCGCCATCGTGGACTCGTTCGGCAGCGGCGCCCTCCCGGCGAGCGGCCTCTCCATCGAGTGGCCGACCTTCGACGGCGACTACGACGGCTTCGTCGGCGAGCAGGCCACCCAGAAGACCGAGGTGACCAGCAAGAAGGTCGCCCTCGACATCGCCAGCACCACGATCAAGACCTACGCGGGCGGTGCGGACATCGCCTGGCAGCTGATCCGGCGGTCGGATCCGGCCTTCATGGCGATCTACCAGCGGGTGCTGGCCGGGTCGTACGCCAAGGTCACCGACACCGCCTTCGGCGCAGCCATCACGGCGAACACCAAGCTGGGCCACGTCGACCTGGCGGCCGACGCGGACGCCGAGACCCTGCACGCGGCCCTCATCGAGGCTTCGGCCAAGGTGGACGACACCACGGGCACGCCCGCCACGTTCGTCCTGGCGGCATCCGACGCCTGGCTCAAGCTGGCCACGACGGCGGGCCTCATGCCCAACGCATACGGCACGCAGAACCTGTACGGCACCGCGATGGCGTCGAGCCTGGTGGTGAACGTCAGCGGCCTGCCCGTGCGTCGGGCCAAGAACCTCCCCGACGGGACGGTCCTGGTGTCCAACAACCTCACGGCCGACTGGCTGGAGACCGGCCCGTCGCCCGCGCAGCAGGATGTCGTGGCCAAGCTGGGCACCGACTTCGTGCTCTGGGGCATGGGCGCGCCGAGGATCATCATCCCGGCGGGCATTGTCTCGCTCGCCCCGGCGGCCCCCTGACGGCCGGTGACGCGCGTAGCGCGCCTGCGTCATCGGCGACCGTAACGGTCAACCGGCGCAAGAGGAGCAAGTGACCGATGGCGGCACCGGCATACCTTGAGGCGAACGCGAGGATCGCCATCCCGTCGAGGCTTCGGCCCCCGGCGGGTGGCGTGCTCGACGTTGTCCTGGTGCCGCGCCCGCCGCTGTCTGCCTCGACGCTCTACAGCGCCGACCAGACGGCGGCGGCAAGCATCAATTGGCTGGACGACAACGGCACGGGGCACATGGAGCCGCTCTGGCTCGCGAGTGCCCCGCCGCCGTCCGAGGGCGTGGTCGAGGTCGACCGCTATGGCGGCACGTTCGCCCGCGCCCGCACCTCCATCAACCTCAACCGGGTCCACACGTTCACCTTCGTCCTGGCCTCGACGGCCGGGCCGGGTGGCGCGCTGCTCGCCGACACCGCCGAGCTCCGCGCCATGGGTGGCGCCCTCTGGTTCGACCACGGGGGCCAGCTGGGCCACGTCAAGGGCACCGACGGCACCGACCTCCTGGTCGAGTCGGCGGCGGCCATGATCGACGGCCACACGCTGATGTCGGGGCAGCTGGACAAC